TAGCCCCGTACAGCGTAGTCAGTGTTTGTGGTGGTCACAGTACCTGTAGCACTGTTGTACGCACCAGCGGCTCTCTTACGAAGCGTGAGGGCTATCCCATGCTCCTTGATGAGTTGTCGTAGGGTGTAGGGATCAAACGCCATTGGGTTCATCGGTGATGTACTGATCAACCGCCTCTGTGTTGTCGAACTGGTTGACACTGAAAGCAGGTTTAACACGATCAGGGTCAGCGTTAGCTACACCAATCCCAGAGATAGAGATACCACCAGCAGAGACACCCAAAGACTTACCAGAGGTCTTCTTACCTTGGGCTTCGACTTGAACAGCCAGTTGATTGTATTGTTTTGCTTTGTCACTGTAGTTGGCGCTCAAAGCACCATCCAGAGTGGTAGTAACCATACGACTAAATTTAGCAGCTACAGCTCTACAAACCCACACAGCAGCGTAGTAGACATTGTTACCAGTTTGAGATAGAGCAAAGAGGATTTCTTCGTTCTGCGCAAGTTGGTCTGCTTCTTCTGTGTCACCTACAAGGAGACGTACAGTATTAAGACGACCAGAAGTGGTTGTAGTATTCAAGTCTGTTACAGAGTAGCTCCAAGACATCTGGTCGCCCCTTAATTAGTTTTCTAGTTCACCGTAGGAGGTACGCCACCGACGAATAAGACCAATTTGTTTATCCTTGATCTTGCTGGTAGAGCATTTCTTCTGGAGAAATTCACCATTGTTTTTAGTCTTTAGTTTGACTTTACCATTGATGTTATCTACAAGCAAGTGAAGTTGGTCAACAGAGTATCCTTCTAGTCCATCACCAACAGCAATCTTTGAAACTGCAACTTCTTCAAGTTCTTCATTGTGGTGAAGCATATCATTAAAGAATAGTTGCTGTAGGACATCGTGAGGGGTTCCAAAGAACTCCCAGCTAAATCTTTCACCCTTCTTCCAAACCTTACCAGCCATCTGAATGCCATCTTGTTTGACAAACACAGGACGAGAAGGATTGAAGAAGGGGAGAAACGGTCGGGTCATCTCTCCCACTCCTTGTTTTAGGCTACAACAGTAGCGATGAAGGCACCCATGTCCGAAGACACAACCTTGTGGTCATAAGCCAGATTGGCTTCCAGCACTTCGGCAACGCCGTCGATAGCCAGATAGTCACCACGATACGATTTGATCGTAATGCCATGACCCGAAGCGTTCTCCAGATCATCCCAAGTGAAGGTATAACCAGCCGAGGGAACCATCAGACCAGCCGCACGGGGGCGGTAGTAGAAGGCTGCCGACTTGCCACCGATGAAAGCATTGGCTTCAGTCAGACCCTCAGCAGCCGTGTTCTTCACGGTCTCCATTACGAGGAACTCTTCCACACCGAAGATTTCAGCCAGTTTGGCGTCCGTCACCAGAGCGGTGTTCGTCACGGTAGCACCACCATTCAGGCGCGACAGGATCGAAGGATTGTTGACCAGAACGTCACGGACTTCTTTACCGACAACCATGACATTGGGCTTGAAACCACCCGACTTCAGTTGCATGGTGCGCGTGATGTTCGTCACGTCAGCAATCGGGGTCGAGTTGGTGTAGTCAGACCATTGACGCACTTGGTTGGTCGAGGGCGAACCCGAAACACCAGTCCAATCCGTACCCCAGATCGAACCTGCGAAGTAGGACGTAGCCCACTTGACTTCACGGTCGATCAGCAGTTGGTGGGTCAGCATCTGAGCGCCAGCCGAACGGATGTCCAGAGCTGCATCCTCGTTAGCCAAGGTGTCGAAGTCGAAGTCGGTTGCCAGCGAGAACACGTCAGCCGAGTACGTATCGGTCGAGAGGCTCATACCAACGCGAGGTGCTTGGGTACGGGGAGCGCGAGGCTGCACCTGACCAACACGGTTGAAGTCTGCACGGTTGTAGATGTAGTATTTGTCGGTTTTCTTGGAGACCGAGACTTTCGGGAAGACACGATCAGCAATAAAGCCGTTAGCATCTTGCAGGAAAGCAATCGTCAGGTTGGTAAGCGGTGCGTCGATATGGACGGCACTAGGAGTCAGCATAGCCATTTGTAGTATTCCTTATTTCAAACTAGAGTAGCTGCGGATTAGGCTGCGGCTTTGTCGGCGCGCGACAATTCAACCGTAATGATTTGGCCATCAACGCCAGCTTCAAGAGCATAGCCGACGATCACGTTGGTCGAGGCAGCGGCCTTAGCCTTACCCGAGGTGCCAACTGCAACGGCAGCCCCACGAGTGATCGTGCCACCAGCTTGCACAGTCACACGACCGTCGTAAGCAACCGTCAGGGCTGCACCAGCGCCAGCGGCAGCAGCAAGGGCTACGCCATCGGTGCGAGCGTTTGCAGAGGTGTTGTCCACTTGACCATCAGCAGCCAGAGAGACGAAAGTGAATTGAGCAACTGCCGAACCCGAGATGTAGGTACGAGTGCTCATGTTTTCCGTAAATGCCATAATAAAGGCTCCTTGTTATTTCTTGTAGGTTTCAAGCAGAAGGGATTTCCCTTCGGCAGTCTTGATGACGGCAGCATACGCTTTGTAGAAGTCTTCCTTCTTCTCTTCCTGACGCACCTTAACCATGTCGTTAAGTTTATCAGCAGGAGTCTTAAGGTCGTTCTCTGCGTCCGTTTTGCCAACTTCTTGGAAGATGCCAGCAAAAGCAGCATCAGCAGCACGAAGGATTGCAATGAGTGTTTCATCAGTGCCGACAGACTTCAAAAGTTTACCACGCTCGTCAGCAGTACCCTTAAAGTTCGGGAGTACCTCTTCGGCGCGTTTACGGAGTTCTTCACCCTCACGGGCTTGTTGCAACTCTTCTAGTTTTTTGAGGACAGGTGCGGGAATGGCCGACTTGGCTACAAACTCACCACTGATCTCAATCGTCTCTTCAACAGGCTTGGCCTTCTCAATAGCGACAGCTTCGAGTTCTTGGACCTTACCTTTGAGGGTTTCAATCTCTTCCAGAAGCATCTTGTTCACTTCTTCGAAGGACTTGGCTTCTGCTTTCCACGATTTACGAGTAGGCTTCTTGTTGCCTTCTTCGTCCATCATTTCCTCTTCGTCGTCTTCACCATCGACTTCGATTTCAATCTTCTTTTCTTCCTTACTAGCTTTTTCAAGGCTTTCAGTGTTGTCGTTTTCCATGTTTTCCCCTTCAGGGTTGCTCTTAAAGATGGCGACCTTAGCGAGTGGGTCATCACCCAGATCGACCAAGGAGACTTCTTCAAGTTCCAAGTTTACGAGTTCGGTGGGCATTACACCATCTCCTTCAATGCTCTTCCCCCGATAGAGAAAGCTGCTAGTTTACCGCTTTTAACATCTTGCCACACCTGTTCATCGTGAACCTTAATAGCAATGATCCAGCCTTCGCGGTCAGACTGAATACCCAAAGCCTTTGCAACATCGTTTGTCAGAGGCATGGAGTGGATAACTTCACCAATACTTTCGCCAGAGTGCATTCTCTTGGCTGTACGCATGGAGAGCATAAAATTAGTGGCTGCTTTAGCCAGTAGTTCAGGTTGGATAAACTCACCACTGTGGTCGAGGCTAATTTCACCCTTTACTGTGGAAACATAAGCCCAACCAAAGGCAAGACGCTCTTCGTCAAGTTGTTTAACAATTTGACCTTCAATCTGTACCTTTTGTGTGGCACTCTTAGCTTGGGACCAAGCACCAGCAAAGGCTCTGCTCTCAGACATACCTTCTTGTTCCATCATGGAATTAAAGACATTACGGAACACAGATTGTTGGTGAGCAGAGAGTTTACTACGAACAGACTTGGGTAGTTCATCGACACTATTATAGGGCATTGTTTTCAACCAAAACCAGAGAGAAGTTTGTAGATATTCGGGTATTGTTTGTCTCTACAAGTGCCGCTCTAACATCTAAATCTGTTTTCTCTGTAAGCATTACAGGTACAGTGTAATCGTAGCGATACGTAGCTTCAAAAGCTTCAGCAATATGGACAATACGGAAGCTCTGTCCAAAAGGTCTAATAAAGAACTGAACTTGAGCATCTTTGCCTTTTGGAACACTAAAGTCCCCTGCCAGCATATAGGCTGTATAACCAGCAGGCACAGTGTAAATACCGTTTAGAGTTTGCCCAACTCCAATGTCAATAAAGCCAACAGTGTTTCCATTTGCTGAAACAGTAATTTCTCCAGCATTGTTTGTTGCGCCATTCTTATAGACTGAAGTAAACAAACGCTTGAACTGAAGTGTTCCTGTGGTTGGGGTTAATCCTGCACAGTTAATCTCTTCTGTAATAGGTAGGAAGTTTGCATCTAGACCAGAGACAATTACAGAACCTTGATCTAGAGCAGATGTAGAAACTACGGTAAGGGTACGAGTAGTGTCCCAGACTGACCAAGGGTATAAACCACCAGAAGACCAGACACTCTCACTTGATGTACTATCTACATCGGGGTTATACCCTGTGATATGGACTAAAGAACGACCACCAACTTTACCTTGAGCAATAGCAAAGTACCCATCTCTGAAAATATATTGTCCCCAATCAGCCATTAGTTCAACTCCGGAGTAATGACAATGGCGATATTGCCGGTGTTTGGGAAAGTCTCTACAGACAAATCAGAGTAGGTGACTTCAAACTCTGCGTTGTAGGTTCCAGCAGTGTCTGTATCAGAAGGTTGC